GAAGAAGAATCTAACTAAAGGTTTTGTAATTGTAGCTTCAAAACAAAAAGGTTTTTATAAGTATGCTAAACTGTTAGCAGAATCAATAAGAGACTTTTGGTCTGACGCTAATATTACTTTTTTTACCCATGAAGAATGGGTACAACCCGAAGATTTTGAGTTATTCAATAACGTAATTACTGAGGGCATACCGGATCATATCAGAGCAAAACTTTGGGCTCTTGAAAAAACACCATATGATATTACAGCTTATCTTGACGCAGATATGATGTGTGAACACGAAGATATAAAAAATATTTTCGACATACTTCCTGATGACAAAGACATTGTATTTACAAAAAACAGACCATATAATGCTAAGCTAACAAAACTTTCATCAACAGAAGAAATGACTTGTCATTGTGGCTTTTTTGTTTATCGTAAAACGCCTGCTGTAATGGATTTGATGGGAGCATGGTGGACTGAATACTTAGAACAACGCAAACCTGATTTTGATGTTATGCACTATCCTCCTGATTGTGTAAAATGGGATACGTTTACTATGTGGAGGTTACTAACATACGGGGGACATGATGTCAAATGGGGTTATGTAGAAGAACCTGATGCTCGTTGGAATTTTATTAATGGTTATCACTATGAAGAACTACAGGGACAAGAGATAGTATTATATCATCACACGATACCTAAAGGTGAATTGAATCCATGAGATGGATAGATATAAAAAATGAAGAAGTATTGAAAATACTTACTGATTATAGTGATTGGTTTTTTCAGTCTGACTTGACTAAACTCGTAGAAATAGCCCATAGTGAAGATAGGCATCAGGGTATGCTATTAGAAGAGGCTTGCGGCGAAGAGTATTTGAAAGAGATAGTTGATAAAGATGGGCAGCACATAGGATTTCCTGAGAGAGTCTTGTCTGTAGATATAAACACATCTGAAAATTCACCACAAGAGCATAAAGAAAAAAGAAATAAATTAGCAGAGGAATTGTGTGCTTATTTAGGCGCTCGTAATCAAGCAGTAAACGTATTTTATCCTACTAATGGTTTTATGGGCTGGCATAATAACTGGAACGCTAACGGATATAATATTCTTTTGTCATACTCTAAAGAAGGAAATGGATTTTTTCGTTACAGGGATCCATTGACAAAAGAAATAGTTACTATGGAAGACAAGCCCGGTTGGACTTGTAAAGTAGGATACTATGGCAGAGGAAGAGAACCCGACAAAGTTTATTATCACTGTGCCGGGTCCTATGAGCCTCGTATCACTTTAGGGTTTGTTGTGCCACATCTAGAAATATGGCGTAGTATGATTGAAGATATTGCTGAAATAGATGCTACTTCTTTCCAATAATCATAAATCTATCAAATTCGTTCAACCCATCAAAGGTCCAGTATTTTTGTTTGATTGAACCTTGATATAAAGACTTTTTAACGCCAACATTTTTTATATGATTTTCAATACTATCAACACAGTTAATACCATACATTTCTTTAAAAACATTAGATGATTGTACAGCAAAAATACAATCAGGATTTGCAGTAGTCATTTCTTCTAATGGGTACATTGTTTCAGCCACTATAGAAATCACAACATCAGTTTCCATTGCATTGACATCGTGAAAAGCAAAAGGAATGTCCCAGTTAATATGATTCAAATCAATGCCTGAGTCAGCATAATACTTATTAAATACTTTAGACAATTCTAAAGCATCAATGTCTACATCAATAAGATTTATTTTTTCGACAGATAAATTTTCACATAGTAACGGAACAAGAGGAAATCCTAGCCAAGAATTAAGAACAGTAATATTTAAATCGTCTTTTTCAACGTGTTTTTGTAATTCTTCTACAAGCCAAATACTGGCTTCCATACTATTTGGATTCAATGATTTACGAAAATCTTCCATTTTATAGGGCATTTCATGGTTCATTTTGTCTAAACCATCACCCCAATTTTTATAGTTATTCAAAAAATTATAATTTAACATCTTCTGGTCGCTCCATAGAATCATATAAACATACTAGTAGGTTATCTCTTACCTTATGTTGGTCAATGTCAGTAGGCCATATATAACCATTGTTGTAACTGTATACCCAGCCGTCTGGGAAGTGATCTATTTTTAATAATCTTTCACGCTGGTGTCCAAATAAATTATCTAATCCACGGTAATAAAAAAACATTTGCGAAGGATAGTCACGCACAAACTTAGTAATCTTATCAATATTTAGTCGGTCGTTCCAACGTAACACAGATGAGTTTAATTCAGTATATGCCCAAGGAATGTCAACAACATCACGTTTCATTTTTTTAAGATTGTGCCAACAAGTTCTAACAAAAGTTAAACTATCACCTGGGTCATAGTTTACAATACAATCAATGTTGTTTTGTATTACAACATCTAAGTCTAAAAATAATTTTTCACCTTTCTGTGTAACTACTGAACGATCAAACAAATATAGTTTATTCCACCATTTTTCATAATAGTTATCTTCAGGAAAATCTATAGTTAATATGTCTGGATTTAATCCATGAGGCCAATCAGTTAGACAATAAAAGTCAAACTCCTCAGTAATATATTTTTTACACATTTCGTGTATCATATTAACGTGATCTGAATCATATTTCAAACCCCATTTCACAGTATAAATGCTAATCATTTCCAATGCTCCAACAGATTTGGATCTGCTAATTGATCTTGTTTTGTTTTGCCTCTACTTGAATCTTCAAAAGGAAGTAGGTCAATATTAAAAACACATAGTATAGAATCTGGGCGATATTTATCTACTTCTAAGTCTCCGGCTTCCCAATCTCTGCCTCTGTTATATGAGTATGCCATCCAACTTGGAAAGTGTCCCCAAAGTGGATTTTTACTAAACATACCCCAACGCCAACTATGGTAATTGTCAGTACCATCTGTAAAAGTATACCAAATACGTTCTTGGTGTTGTAACACATCTTGCCAAATGATTTCTGTTTGATCGTCACCCCAAACCTGACAAGAACCATTAGTGTATGCACCGTGAGCTAATCTAAATTGTCTAGTTTTCATTGGTCGAGGATCTTGCCACCAACTTCTAAGTTTAGTGGGACGTTCTAAATCATACATAATGATAGGTTCCATGTCACCCTGTATGATTACATCCAAATCTAAAAAAACGAAGCGACCAGTTGGACTGTCACTAGCAAAATTATGAGTATTAAAAACAAAAGTTTTAGGACGATCCCAACACCTAGCCATACCGTACTTGAACTTATCATCACCAAACCAATACTTAGGATGAATATTGGGAATATCAGGAAACTCAATAACCTTAATGTCAGGCTCAAGACCTTCACTAATATCAGTATAACAATAAAAGTGAAAATCAAATTTATTGCTATCGGTATTTCGTTTGGCCATGTTATAAAGTTTATTAACAAAGTGTGGTCCATACTTAGTGCCCCATTTACAACAGACGTAATTTACTCTTATCTCTCCCATAATGAAAGCAATACCTCGTCTTGTAAATCTTCAAGTTTAATTTGTTTCTTTGCTTTAGGGTCAGGTGTCAAATCCTTATTGAATATACAAACTTTTGCATTAGGTCTATATAACTTTTCATCTAAATCATCAGGGAAAGTCATTCCTCTATTATAAGAATACACCCAATCGTAAGGTATATTTTTCCAAATGTTTCGTTGTCTCCAATAGTGATAGTTGTCTGAACCTTTAAAAAAGGTTGTAAAAACCATTTTGTCGTTAATTAACACATCATGGTATATATGTTTTAATTGTTCACCGTTCCATAACATCATACTAGAATTATAGAAGGTGCCTCTTATTTCTATAAACAGTCTGTTATGATTTAATTTGGGATCTTGCCAACGACAATGTACTAGTCTAGGTTTATTTGCGAGTATGTCTATTTCATCTATATTATTTTGTATAATAACATCGAGGTCAAAGTAACACCATTTGCCTTCATATCCCAACCATTCTTGTGAATTAAAAACAAGAAACTTTGCTCTATCCCAACAATAACTTTCTTTACCAAACCAATGTTTAGGGTGCAGGACACCATCATCAGGTATAGGATACGTATCACACTCTAACCCCTCAGTGTCATCTGTGTAGCAAGTGAAAGTAAAAGGTTTCGTATAGTTTCTTTCTACCATACGATACAAATTATTCACATAGTCAGGCGTGTACTTTTCGCCCCATTTTATACATACGAAGTTCATCATAATATTCTTCAACTAAATTTGGGAAGTCTGATTGTCCGTTCAGCAGTGCTATAGTAGCATCAGGTTGATACTTTGCTCCGTCAAATTTAAATGAGTATATTTCACCTCTTGGCCAATGTTCAAATGTAAAATTTTCATGGTATAAAAATCTATCATCACCTGCATACTTTACCATATAGTAGTCTTGATCTTTTTTCCAATAATCATATATATGTCTTGCATCTTCCCACATCATTACGCTTGAGTTAAAGTTGCTTAGATAATTGTACGCCCATCTTTCATCTTTGTGGTACGGAAAATCATGTATAGACATACCATGTTTTTCACCTCTATCTTTCCAATAAGTATAACAGATCACAGGTGTTTTGTCAAGATAAGAAAATAAATGTTCTATATCATTTTGTATTGCAACATCTAAATCCAAGTAAAGAGTTTTGCCGAAATAGTATTGAAAAAGTTTTACTTTTTCCCAATGACCATCAGGATCACCTTCAATGGGTATTGTATAAATATTTGAAAATAATCCCTCAGGATTGTCGGTCACACAAACATAGTTATATTTACCGAAAGTGTCTATGTAAATACGGTTCACATCATCAGAACTGTATTTATCACCATATTTTAACATCAAAATAGTTTTCATCGCAGTTTCAAAATGTTATAAATAAAAAGAACAATAATACTTATAAGATATTTATATGGCTACAGTAGAGAACCTAATAATAGATCAAGGTCAAACTTTTTCTTTCTCATTAACTCTTAGTAATGCTGATGGTAGTGCTAAGGATCTGTCTACTTATACAACTACCTCACAGATGAGAAAAAGTTATTATTCTTCTACAGCTACAGATTTTACAACGGCACAGGTTGATAATACAGGAGAAATTACCATATCATTAACCGCAGCACAAACTTCTAATTTGAAGGCTGGTCGGTATGTTTATGATATTGAAATTGCATCAAGTTCTGAGACTCTTAGAGTTTTAGAGGGGATAGTAACAGTAACTCCTGAGGTAACACGCTAATGGCAGTTAAGGTATCAGTACCGAGCAATAGAAGCACAAACACAACGGTTTCATCTACAACACCATCAACCCGTGTTTCAACAATTATAACTAGACAATCTGCGGTTCAGACCGCAACCGAATTGGGAGGATTGACCGGTGTGGACACAACAGGTGTTCAAGATGGTTATACTCTAATTTATGATTCAGCGACCGGAAATTGGGAAGCCTCACCTGCAGGCGAACTCTCCGGTAATATTACAAATTTAGATGGCGGAACATTTTAAAGAGGAAAAAATAAATGGCAACAGTAATACAAATAAAAAGATCTTCGGGATCAACTGCACCTACAACTACACAGTTGTCTGAGGCAGAACTAGCCTATACTCAAGATGCTAGTAATGACGGTGCAAGCGCTAAACTGTATATAGAAAGTGTAGACTCAGGTGCTTCAGCAGTCATACATGAGGTAGGTGGTAAATACTTTACCGACATTATTAATGCTGCTACCGATTCTAATACTGCAAGCACTCTTGTAAAAAGAGATTCTTCTGGTAATTTCAGCGCAGGTACTATTACCGCTGACCTTACTGGTGATGTTACAGGTGATGTTACAGGTGATGTAACAGGTAATTTGACAGGTGATGTTACAGGTGATGTAACAGGTAATGTCACTGGTAATATTACAGGTAATGTCACTGGTAATATTACAGCTACTACTGTAACTGCTTCTGGAACAGTACAATTTGGATCTTTATCAGACGGCACAATTACTGCAACAGGTCTTGTAGACGAAGACAATATGGTGTCTGATAGTGCAACGCTTATTCCAACTCAACAATCTGTTAAAGCATATGTTGATTCACAGACATCTGCAGCGTTTGATCTAGATTTTAGTGGTGATACAGGTACAGGTGTCATTGAACAAGCTGAAACATTTGCTATTACTGGTGATACCGGTATTACAACAACAGCATCAGGCAATGGCCTAGCTATTGATCTAGATGATACAGCGGTAACTGCTGGATCATATGGTAGTGCAACTGCTATTCCAACTTTCACAGTTGATGCACAAGGTCGATTAACATCAGCAGGTACTGCTTCTATTAGTTCGTCCTTCACAATTTCTGATAACGCTAACACTCCTGCTACAGATACTTTTAACAACGGTGAAACACTGACATTTGCGGGCGGCACAGGTGTTACTTCTGCGGTAACTAATAATACTGTTACACTTTCTATTGGACAAGCAGTAGGCACAGGTGATAGTGTTACCTTTGCAGGTGTTACAGCACCTCTTACAGGTAATGTGACAGGCAATTTGACAGGTGATGTTACAGGTAATGCAGACACTGCAACAGCACTAGAAACTGCACGTACAATTAACGGTGTTTCTTTTGATGGCACTGCAAATATTACTACACTAACAGCAGGGACCGGTGTTACAGTTTCAGGCACAGCAGTTTCAATTGGCCAAGCTATTGGTACATCAGACGATGTACAGTTTAACGATCTACAAGTAGATGGCAACGCTATTGTAACAGGTAACTTAACAGTAAACGGCACAACCACTACACTTTCAACTACTAACTCTGTTATTTCAGATACACTCATTGAATTGGGTAATGGAACTACAGGTTCTCCTGCTAATGACACAGGTCTTGTACTTGAAAGGGGTGATAGTGATAATGCTTTTATCGGTTTTGACGAAAGTGCAGACAAATTTATTGTAGGTACTGGATCATTTACAGGTGCAAGCACAGGTAATCTTTCTATCACAACAGGAACTCTTGTTGCTAACTTAGAAGATAATAATACCACAATCACAGGTGGTTCTATCACAGGCATTACTGATCTTGCAGTCGCTGATGGTGGTACAGGTGTAAGCACCTTTACGAGCAACGGTGTTATTTATGGTAACGGTTAGGGTGCATAGAACGTGACGGCGGCAGGTACTGAAGGTCAACTACTAATTGCAGATGCAAGTGGAGTTCCGGGATTTGCTGACATTGATTGCGGAACATTCTAAATATAAAATATGAGGTAAATTATGGAAAATAATGAGTTAATTAATGAATATATTAATCGTTTGGCCAGTAACTTGAATGATAGAACTATGGAGCTAGTTTTAGCTCAGTCTAAACTCAATGTGGCTAATAAGGAAATTGAAGGGTTGAAAGTGAAACTTGAAGAATTGCAGAAAAATGAAGAGCCGGCAGATTTTGAATAGGACTTAATAAATGCCTACAGTATTACAACTTAGAAGAGGAACTACGTCCGAGCACTCGTCTTTTACGGGTGCTGTGGGCGAGGTTACTGTTGATACAACAAAGGACACTTTGGTTGTACACGATGGATCTACAGCGGGTGGTTTTGAACTGGCACTTGCAGATGGTAGTAATTTATCAGGTGTATCTTTGTCCGGTTCTGGTACACTAACACACGGTTCTGGAGATTATTACTCCAGCCAATATATATTAAATGGAACAACAAGTGATGCTACTGAGACAGAAATCCTTATAGCAGGTTCTTCTAGAATACCAGTACCATCAAACACTACTATTTTATATGAAGTTTCTATTGTGGCGAGAAGAACAGACACTACAGGGGAAAGCGCTTCTTGGCATCTTAAAGGATGTGCTGATAATTTTTCAGGAACTGTTGCAGATGTTGGTAATGTTTATGAAATTGCAGTTTCTGCTGACGATACAAATTGGTCAGTAGATGTTAGGGCTGATGATACGAATGATGCAATCAATGTTTTTGTTACTGGTGTTGCGAGTAAAACTATAAGATGGACAGCAGTGGTTAAAACCATAGAAGTTGCTCAATAATGTTTCTAATACAATTTATGCACATAAATACTAGATAAAAGGAAATACATTCATGTCTCGAAGAACTAGAAGTTTTGTATTAGACAACACAACCGGTTTAATGTTTGTAAACACTACTGCCTTACCCTCTACATTAACATCAAATGATTCAGCAATCGGCGATGCAGCAGGCGCACAAACTATCGAGGACCTAAATAACGTAGATTTGGATGTTGTGCCTGAAACAATGACTATGGCGGTTGATTTTACTGGTGCTGGATCAGGAACTAACTGGGAGTGGTCTTGGAAATCAGGGGCTATACCTTACGCAAGATCAACTATTTCAAATTCAGTACAGGCTAGTGTTCCTTTATATGAGTCGGGATCGTATACTTTATATAATTTTTCAGCACACTCTACTACAGGTAGTCAAACACAGACACATAAAATTCATTTAAAATGGTTGGAAAGTGCGGGAACAGAAAATCTTGTTTCTTGGTCAACAGAAACTTTAAATGTTCAAAATATTACTTTTGAAGGTGTTAGAGGTGGAGCAGCTACAGAAGTACAAAGACTTGTTATTAATGTACCTACACCAATAACAGTACCAACATCGTTCAATGATTCAAACGTAACATACAATGTTGCGGCAACAACAGGAGCTTATGTTTTTTCAGGTGCTGCAACTGGAAATAATGTTAGCATAGGTCCTTTATATCGGGGACATACTTATACTTTTACACTAGATTCTAGCGTTTCAGGGCATCCCTTTTATCTGACCACAGATGACGGAACAAATTATGTTTCAAATACATATGTAGATGAATACACTTCAGGGGTTACTGGTTCTAGGAACGATAGTGGTAATGTGGTATTTGTTGTACCTTCAAATGCTCCAGATACCTTGTATTATCAGTGCGGTGTTCATTCAGCAATGAGAGGCACTATAAATATAAAAACTCCTGCAGTTGAAACTAATAGTTCTGGTAATTATGTTATATATGCGCAACACGATCAAGAGGGACATTTAACTCCAGTTGAATTAAGGGACAAACCCGCAATTGCTGGACAGATGACTATGGTATATGATTCTGCTAATAATAAATTTGTACCCCAAGATCTAGGAGATTATTTAGAAAAAACAAATGTTTTTCAAGAAAAAATAGAAGAAGAAATTCAAGACGAAATAACAGCTAGTTTAAATAATGATACAATAACAAACTTAACAAAAGTTAGAGATGATATAGTACATACTACTAATCTGTATCAACAAGGTGAATTAGCAGTAACTACAGGAACTGTGAGGTGGTATGCACCCTTTAATCTCGTAGTTACAGAAACAAATGCAAAAGTTTCAACAGCAGCAGATGGTGCTATTGGGATAACAGTTAATAAAAATGGATCTTCAGCTCAAACTTTTAATATTTCAGCAAGCGCAACCTCAGGTAGTGGCGGGAGCTTTACTATGAGTTCGGGTGATTATCTAACAGTAGATGTTACTTCTGTTGGTACTACCAACAAAGGAGAAGATCTTGTCGTACAATTTAAATATAAGCAACAATCTTAAGGAGATTTAAGTGGAAGTCATCATACAACGACCTGGAGCGGTTGAGGACTCAGATGGAAACTGGGTAGATGGAACTCAATCATTTACATACGATGTTTCTTTAGAAGACGGTACTTTAAAAGCAACTTTTGTTGTTAATCATGGACCCGATCTAGAGGGTAACGATACTTTAGAAACAGTAACTTATTTAAACCAACCGTTTAAACCAACTTCAACTGGTGAGAAAGAAGAATGGGACACTCTAGAAAATGGGGTTGAATGGTTTAAACAACAAGAAGGACACATAGGAGCATAACATGGCCAAAATAATGAATTTCCCTAAGCATTGGCCTACTAGGGCGGGCGCCATTGTAGAAGATCCTAGGGGAACCTCAAATAACATATATCTATATGGTACGAAGCACGACAAAAATTCTTTGACACCTTATTTCGGTAAATCAATTCTCCACCATGGTGAAAGCACGGTTTATCAACCACAGAGTACGAGTTCTTGGAAAAAAGGAGGTCTCATAATGGGGCTCAAAGGAGCCACTCATGTTCAGCGATGGTATAACACCTCTAGCACTAACAGTGCGTCCTGGAATTTTCCTGATGAAAGTCCCTGGTTTACCATGGATCTTACGGCGTCAAATGCAATTGGTTC